CGCCAGGAAACCGCCGTAGAGGTGGGCGGCGTCAGTGCCGATATGGCGCCGGACCTCCTCGAAATAGATCGCGGCCAACCCACCGCTGTCGTCGGCCAGTTGTTCGAGCCAGTGCTGGAAGCGCAGGTAGCGCATGCCGCCGCCGTCGTAGCGCCCGCTCCGAAAAGTCGCTGTGCCGCTGTGCACGATCCCGCCGATGAGGCTCGCCCAGCCGGTGGTGGTGCCGAGATCAAGTGCGAGGATGGCGCCGCCCGCGGATGTCGAGATGACCGGGGCCGGAGACGCGCTCTTTGGGAGGGGTGACGGGCACTGGCTCATGGTGGTGGGTCCTTCTCGTCTGATGTCGGTGAGGGGATGGACGGCACGACGACCGCGCGCGCGAAGCCCCTGGGGGTGGGAGTGGGAGAACCCGCTCGGCGCGGTTCTCCCCCACCCCCGAAGGGGGTGGCTTTCACCCCCACAACTTCGAGAGCGCAGCAACGCGTTGAATCTTTTGGCGAAATCGAAGTTGGGACGGCCCATGGCGTGGGTCGCGTTCCCAACTTGAATCTGCGAAAGGCCGCGCAGCGGAGCGCGCGGGAGCCAAGGTAGTTGGGACGAGCTTTCCCAACTTGAATGTGCGCGGGATGGCTGGACGGCGCGCGGCGGCGCGAAAAGCAACGAAAGTAGTTGGGAAGCTGGCCGCCCAGCTCGCCGCAACTTGCCACAACTTGATCCTGCGCAAGTCCGCGTAATCGGGATGAGCTGGCGCATCACGAGGTCTCCTCCGTCTGATAGACCCAGACCAGGGGGTTCTCGACCGGCAGCGCCGCTCCGCTCTGCGGGCATTTGTAGGTGCTGGGAAGGACCGGGATCCGGACGGGCACGACCTCGCCGGTGTCGGGGTCTGCCGTCTCTTCTCCGGTCGGGAACGTCATGCCCTCGACGCAGAGATAGCCGAACTTCGAGCGCGAGGTCGGCAGACCGAACGGCGCGCCATCGCGAACGAACTTGATGAAACCCTTCGTGGCCAGCACGCTGATCCGCTCGCGGATCGTGTCCTTGCCGCCGAGCCCGGCCTGATTCTCGAAGCTCTCGGCGAACTGCAGCGCGGTGTAGAGCCGGCCGGCCTCGGCCTCATCGAAGAGCAGTTGAAGGATCACGTCGTGTTTGCGCGCGCGCTCGGCGTCGAGCTTCTCGCCGAACTCGCGACGCACGAGCCTTGTCTCCGAGCGGTCGATCGCGATCCAGCGTCCGTCCGCCTTGTCGACGATCATCGGCTCGATGCCGGGGCCGTTGCGGAGCTCGAAATGCAGCATCCGCTCCGGTCGGTCCTCGTCGGGCCGGTGCATGATAACGCCGGAGGTATAGAAGCTGCGGAGGCTGCCTGCGCCCGAGAGCGCCATGAACGGGTCCTCGACGAGCTGCTTCTTGGTGATCTTGCGGGTGTGGTGGCAGAGGATCAGGCCGGCATCGGGGGCTACAGCGTCCCGCAGGGCCTCGACCCGCTCCTGCAGGAAGAAGAGCATCGCGGTGTTGTCGTTCTCGCCGCCGCCGTCCGGACCCCCATCGAAGAGATTGCGGATCGGGTCGATGCAGAGGATGTCGGGCGCGCCATGCCCGTAGTGGGCGCGAACCGCGGCGATGGTCAGGCCCACGCCGCCGGCGTCGAGCAGCATGCGGACCTTCGGCGTGGCGACGAGATTGTCGCGCGCCGCGGCCAGGAGCGCCGGCTCGATCCGGATCGCCTGAAGGCGCTCCCGGAGGTAATGGTACTGGATCTCTGCCTGCAGATAGAAGATCCGCAAAGGCCGGCTCGGCGCAAAGCCGAGGAAGGGCACGCCCGCCGCCATGTGGACCAGCAGACTGATCAGGAAGTCGCTCTTGCCGACCTTGGGGGCGCCGCCGAGCACCAGCATCCCGCCGGGCGTCAGCAGTCGCGGCGCGATGATGTCGTCGGGCATCGGGCTCACGTCGTCGAGCAGTGCGCCGAGCGTGAAAACCGGAAGCGCGGACATCGGCGGCACGGCGATCCGTTCGAGGGCCGGTCCGTGGCGCTCTTCGTGCAGCCGCCAGAGGCGCTGTGCTTCCGAGGCGAGGCGATCGAGCGGCCAGCTGGGACGGAGTTGGGCGGCGTTGTACTGGCAGATCGCCTCCCACGCGTCGTCGCGGCTCATGCGGCCCTCATGCGCCATGCGGACGTAGTGGCCGATCGCGGCGCTCGCCCCCTGGAAGCGCGTCCAGTCGTCTTCGCCGCCTTCACGGACCGGGGTGGTCAGGATCTCCGTGATCGAGGGTTTGTCGCTCGATGGTCCTGGCTCTGATCCCACGCCGGCAAGCGGCGGCATGTCGGCGACGAGCTCGGCGAAGTCGCGCAAATGGACCTCGACCCGCGGGCTATGGCGGCGGATGTTGACCAGCCGCTTGAACCCGCCCTTGTGATAGACGGAGCCGGCCAGACGGATCGGCTGGTGGGCCGAGCGGAAATGCGTGTCGCCGCCGACCTTGACCGCAATGTCGCCGCGCAGCCGACAGAGAAGCGCGATGTCCTCGCCCTCGGCCGGTTCACTCAAGCGCCACCAGACATGCAGCTTGTCGAGACCGGCCGGCGTCCGGCCGCCGCTTTCGACGAGCAGTGTCGGCTCGCCGAGATGCCGGATGAGGTGGTCGAGCTTGGCGGCGATGTCACCCGCGTCGAGGTCGACCAGGACCGTCTGCATCTGCTGGACATCGGCGGCCTTGGCCTTGCCGGTCTCGGCGACCGTTCCCGGCACCACATAGAAGGCCGCCCCTTCGCGTGCTGCCCAACCGGCGAAGGAAACCGCCTTCTCCAGCAAACTGTCGTCGATCTCGATCCAGGCGTTGTGGGGTCGGCCGTCAATGCCCTGGCCCTTGTCAACGAACCCGCGCAGGGGCACCCAGCCCTCGCAGTAACCGAAGACAACGTCGAGAAAGACGGCGATCTGCTCGGGATCCGGCTCGATGTCGAACGGATCGGCCTGCGGCGCGGCGTCGTTGAAGTCGCGCCAGGCATCGAGGGAGATGACCTTGTTCCCGCTCATGCCGCCAGCCCCCAGCAGCGTTCCGCCCACGGGCACATCCGGCACTCGTGGAAGTCACGGGTCGTGGCGATGCGCGGCAACAAGTCCCCTGCATCCGTCGCCTGAAGGATCCGCACGGCGCGGTCGCTCATGCGTTGGGCGAGCCCCGCGTCGAACGGCACGAGTTCGTGGTGCAGTTCGGCGGTGTCCTTGTTGATGGCGGTGAAGAGCGCGGGATTATCGGAGATGTCGGGGACCTGCGCTTCCATATAGGCCTGGTAGAGGGCGATCTGGGACGCGTAGACGGGCTTCGCGACAACCACACCCTTGGCCACGGTCTCGCGCCAGTTCCTGGCGTTCATCGTCTTGCATTCCCAGAGCGCGGGAACGCCGATGCCCAGCAGCTGGGGTGCGGCGGCGATGATCCCATCGACATGACCGCGGATGCGGCCACCAGCGACCGAGAAGCCGAACTGCTCGCCGTCCGGACGGTTGCCCTTGCGGGTATAGAGATCGAACCCGGCACCGCGCAGCCAGCGGATGGCAAGATCTTCGAGCGCGTGTCCGATCTCGAAGATCCGCAGCGTCTGCCCGGAGAACTCCTGGCCCTCATCCTTCGGCGCGCCCGCGAACTCGAATTGCAGAGCGCGCTCACAGCCGTGTCCAAGGCGGGAGCCGCCGAGGTAGGTCCTGGGCGCAACCGCCGCTCGTTCAGCGGCGATCGCCTCGTCGATGACCGCGTTGATGCGTTCGGCACAGGTGGGGCGGTGGTTGTAGTCGAGCATTAGAACGGCACCTCCGCCCCGGCGTCGGCTGCCATGGCGTGCATGGCGTCCTGAAAACCGCCAACGGCGACCTCGATGAGCGTGAGCACCTGCGCCTCCGTGAGGTCGGAGAAGCGCGCCTGCCAGCCGATTTCCTCCATGATCTCGGCGACCGGCTTCATGGCGGCGCGGATCGCCGCCTTCTCCTGTTCGGTGAGATCAACCATGGCCCAGCGCTCCCGCGCCAAGCGCGTCCAGAAGCCTTGGCAGACCATCGAGCAGAACCAGACCGAGGGGCGCGGTTGCTTCGACCGCACCGGGTCGAACCAGCCAAAGCCACGGGTGGGTCGCCGGCAGACAGCACAGAGCGTTCCACGCGGATGCCAGAGCCGCCGCCGGTCCTCGGCCGTGATGGGAGTAGGACAGGCCATGGCTCATGCCGCCCTCCCGATGGCTGCTTCGGGCGCGGCATCGGCTGCGCCGAAGACGAGGGAGCGGATGGCGTCGCGGTTGAAGCGAAAGGCCAGCAGCGCTGATGCCTGATAGCGGGTGAGCCCGAAATCCTGCCGGTACTCCGGCGGAAGGAAGGCAAGCTGACGGTCGGTGGGCGGCTGGTTCAGCCAGCGGCGGGTCTTGTGGGCGCTTTCGTCGCTCTCATGCTCGTTGAGCCAATCGTCGGCCGCCGCGAGGCAGACGGTGCGCTCGCCCACGGCCAATAAATGCGGGCGCTGCTTCTGGATGCCTCCGATGCCGTACCACCGGCCGTTCAGGAAGAAGACACCGCCCCAGGCGTTGAAGCCGTTGGCGATGAGCGCGGCATCGTCGCCGAAGAGATCGCACCAGCGGAAACTCGAACGCTTCAGGAGATCGATCTCCGACATCACGAAGTCGCCGAGCGGCGTGATCTCGCCCGCGTCCTCGCGCTCCCAGAGATGACCACACAGCGGGCATTCGATGGTGGCGAGCGGCACGATGGCGCCGCAGTCCGGGCAATCCTTGGTCGGCGCTTCGCCGGAGGGCTCACGACCGTCCAGATCGACGTCCTGCTCCAGCGATCCGTGCAGCAGGGTCGACGTGCCGAAATCCAGCACGATGCAATCGGTCTTGACGACGCCCGGATGCTCCTCGGGCGAGACCGTGCGCAGGCCCCGGCCGACCATCTGGATCATGGTCGACTTGTAGGAGCTCGGCCGCAGCAACACGACGCAGCTCGTCGGCGGATGATCCCACCCCTCGGTCAGGACCGCGACATTGACAACAACCCGCAACTCTCCGGCAGCGTAGGCATCGAGGGTCGCCTTGCGTTCCCTGTCGGCCATGTCGCCATGGATCAGCCCGGCCGCGACACCGGCCGCGTCGAAGGCGGCTGTCACGTTGCGCGCGTGGTCCACGGTCGAGCAGAAGACCACCGTCTGGCGCTCGCCCGCCTTCTCCTGCCAGTGGCGGATGACGGCGTCCGTGACCGGCGACCGGTTCATGATCGCATCGACCTCAGCCATGTCGAAATCGTCGGCGGTAAGGCGCACCCTGGTGAGTTGGTCCTGGACGCCGACATCGATCACGAAGGTGCGCGGCGGTACGAGATGCCCAGACGCGATCAGCTCCCCAATCCGGATCTGATCGGCGACGTTGGAGAACACCGGGCGCAGACCGCGTTTGTCGCCCCGATTGGGCGTCGCCGTGACGCCGTAGACTCGGCACTCGGGATTGCGCTGCAGCGCAGCGTCGATAATGCGGCGATAACTGTCGGCGGCCGCGTGGTGCGCCTCGTCAATCACCAGGAGGTCGAGCGCAGGCAGCTGGTCGAGATTGCCTGCACGCGCCAGCGTCGGCACCATGGCGAAGGTGACCTGGCCGTTCCAGGACTTCTCCTTCGCGTCGACGACCGAGGTCGTAATCCGAGGATTTACCCGGCCGAACTTGCTTCGGTTTTGCGCGGTCAGCTCATCGCGGTGGGCGAGCACACAGGCCTTGGCGCCGGTGCTCTTCGGGGTTTCGCCGATCATGCGCCCGACGACACCCGAGAGCATGATCGTCTTACCGGCTCCGGTCGGAGCGACGCCGAGGGTGTTTCCGTGCAGCCCAAGCGCGCGGACGCTGCGCTCGACGAACTGCTTCTGACGGGGACGCAGCAGCATGGCCGCCTCACTGCGCCCAGGACGGGCGCGTGCCCGCCTTCGGTGTTGAAGATTGGGGCATGGAGGACTGAGAAGGCTGGGCCTGCGGCTGCGGCGCCGCGCCAGCCACGCCCATGAGGGCGGCATAGTCCTTGTGATCCGGCGTCACGGCCGCGCGGATCTCGTTCTTCTCTTCGCCGTTGGTGTCGGTGCCGATGTCGATCCGCGCCACGAACTCGAGCCCATCGAGATCGGCAAAGCCGCTGATGCGACGGGCGGCCTGTGCCTGGGCCGAGTTGTCCTTGTCGGAGATTCCTCGCGCAGAGTTGAGCATGCCGCGAATGAAGCTGCGGCCCATGTTCGCCCAGTCCGGCCCCTTGGGGCTGTACAGCCCGATCAAGGTGAAGATCTTGCGCCGGGCGAAAGGCCCTTCGAGAACCGTGAACTCGCCAGAGAGGTAGACCGAACCGGTCGTCCCGCGCGTGGCGTAGCCGCCGGTCCAGCCTTGAGCCGGATCGTCGAATCCGCCCGGACGGATCGTCAGGCGCACCTTGGCGAGGGTTCCCTTGGGAATGAGGTTGGCGTTCTGCTTGGCGTCGTTGAAATCGTTCCAGGATCCAGTCATGGCTGGGGTCTCCTAATTCAGGCGTTTTCGGATTGGGTGGTGGTGACGTCGGCGGCCGGGGCCGTCGCGGTCTGGGGCGGACTGCGATAGTCGAGCCGCTCGGAAGCGGGCTTCACGGGTCCGCGGATTTTCTCCATCAGACGACCGAGATGCGGCTCCTCGATCGGATCGAGGCGGCCGGAGCGGTCCTTCGCCGGGAAGTTCCACGGGTTGATCGTCTGGCAGACGAAGGCCCGGTACGGCGTGCCGGACTCGTCCTTGATCTCGGCCATCGTCAGGACTTCATCGACGATGCCGGGCAGCTCGAGGCCGGTCTTCGAGCCATCGATCTGCGGAAGGAAGATGCGCCGATTGAAGTCGTCGAGCTTCTCGTCGAGGATGCCGACGAACCAGACGTTCTTCGCCCGCGTGTGCTGGAGATGCGTGAGCCACGCGATCATCTCGCGGCCGTGCAGGCCGTAGGCGCCGCGGACATCGGGCTTGCCAGTCTTCTCGGAGAACGCCTCGGGCTGCCCCTTGCACCACTGGAAGCAGAGCCGTCCGGCGACGGTGATCGAGTCGATGAAGACCGTGTCGTAGCAGTCGAGCGACGCCGGATCACCGAAGCGCTCGCACACTGCCGCGAAGTGGGCCTCGCTGTAGACCTGGTCGTCCCGCAGCGCCGGATTGGGGCCGCCAATGAAGACCGCGAAGTCGCGGCACTCGGTCCAGGTCCGCGGCCGGACGCTGTCGCCGGACCAGCCTTCGATAGCGAGGTCGCCCGCCTCCAAGTCGATGAACAATGTAGTGGCGGGGTCAAGCGTCCAGAGAAGCGAGGTCTTGCCGATCCCGGACTTGCCGAAGATCGTGCCCTTGATGCCGCGCGGTTCGGCAAGACGCTGATCGGCGGAGATGATCGGGAGGGCCATCACTTGCCTCCCTTCGCGGCGATCATAGCGTCGATCGCGATGTCGGCTCCCCGCGCGCCGGCCTTGCGGGCCTCGTCGTGGAGGGTGCGCACCGCGTCGATCTCGCGGTAGAGGGCCGATGCCTGCTCGTTCAGCCCGATGAGGGCGAAGGCTAGGTCATCGATCGAGGCCGCTCCGACCGGCTTGACGGTCTCGTCGCGACGCTCGCCAAGCGCCGGCACCCGGATGGTCTCGGGCAGCTTGTCCAGCCCGTAGTGCTGCTCGCGGAGCACCGCGAGCTTCTTCGTGATGCTCATGATGTCACCTCGGTATTCAGGGAAAGACGGAAGCTGGGCTTGCCGGTGCGGACGCTGCGCGCATCCTCGAAGGCGGAGCGGATGTGGCTCGGCCAGGCCGCGAACTTGCGCTCGGGCACCTTGATCGCGACATCGACGTATTCGGCGGGGTCGTCGCCCTCGGCCCGGATGCGTTCGACGAGTGCGGCAAGCTTCTCCTGGTCCCAATCGACGCGCTTCGGCAGATCGGCGATCACGGTGACCGCGCCGTCATCGAAGCGGACCGTGCCGGTGTCCTTGCCGGCAGTCTGGCGCGCTGCGTGGGCACGATCGCCGTACTTGAGCGCGATGGCCCCATCGAGCCAGTCGCAGATCGTCTTGGCGCGGCGCAGGCCGTCGGCGGCCTCGTCCTGCAGGAGGGCGAGCTGCTCGGCGGGCAAAGCGGCGATATCGCCGACGGCCATGCCCCGGAGCTCATCGAGGGAAATGCGGTTGGAGATCGTCATCACCGCCCCCTCACGCCGCTGGCTTTCTGGGGTGGTCTGCGGTGCTCGCCCGGATCTGCTCGCGCTCGTACTCCTCGACGTCTTCGAGGCGATACACGACGCGACCGCCGAGCTTGACGAAGCGCGGGCCTTCGCCCGTCCACCGCCACCGCTCAAGCGTGCGGTGGCTGATGTTCCAGCGCGCAGCGAGCTCAATCTGGTTCAAATGCCTGAGTGCCATGGGTGTAACTCCGTTGATGTCGTTCCGCTTCATCCAGACGCTTTGGATCGCCTAGATATGCGAGCATTTTCAACGTGTTACGGGAAAAGATATATAATCAGGCCTCGTCTTTCTTGTGACGTCGGCGCACGAAAAAAGCCCCGGAATCCGGGGCTTTCAGTGGGCGAGTTGTGACATCGGGTAGATCGGGCTGTGACGTAACCGGC